GGCATCACTGTTGTGCAGCCAGTTACCGGCGGCGGCAGAGTAGTTCGTGGACAAACCACAACCAATAGCGGGTACCTTGAGGAAATCGAGATCAGCATCATATTTATCCGAGATCGTATTGCCAAGAACATGCGGCAAGCTTTCCAGGGATTCATTGGTACTGCCGAGTCCAGCATATTAAAGGGATCATTAAGCTCTCGTGCTACGGGTATGTTAAATGGCTTTATAGGTCAAGGATACATTACTGCGTGGCAAGACCTCAAGGTTGAAAGAGACGAGGTTGATCCAACTCAGTGGAACGTTAGAGTCCATGTACAGCCAACTTACCCAGTCAATTTCATTTACATCGAATTCACAGTTGGTATTCTTTAATCAACTATAGAGGATATACATGCCAGTTAGAACCACAAATGCGGGAAACACCCGAAGAATTCATCCCGAAGGTGAAGCAGCTAGGACTGCAACACATTTATCTACTAATATTTATATTGCAGTCAACGGGATCGTCGTTGGCGCAGTACAAACTCTTAAAGTTAGTGAAGAGCGTGGTTTAAAGATGATTGATGAAGTTGGGACTGATGGACATGTTGATAGCGCTCCCAACGTTTCTACCAAAATCAGCGGATCATGCAACCGTGTAAGGTTTGATGGGCAGAGAATTGCGGAAGCATTTATGCGCGGATTCGTTCACGTACATGCGCAACGCATTCCTTTTGACATCACTATTCATGATAATTTCCAGGGATCTGACGACGATTCAATTGTTGTTACAACCATCCGGAACGTATGGTTAGGTAATATTAGTTATACTTATCAAGTAACCGATTTTGTAATTGTTGAAGATATGACCTGGCAAGCAGAGGGTATTGAGACTTGGAGACAAGGTTCGCCCGGGGTATCTATTATTGGTAATAAAAACAATATAGGTGTTCCAATGGAAGGTATAAATGCGCCAAACCCGTTCGAACAATCAGCGGACACGGGTGAGTATCGTGGTGCGCTAGATGCGCCGGGGTTACTGGACGCCTTTAACGGGGCGACCGGCCGAACTCTGTAATTTATTAAGTTTCTCGGTTATATACCTTGCATGAGCTAAAAGCTAATTTTTAGCCATATACAATAGGAGTGTAAGTATGAGTGAAAGGGTCCGAGGTATTTCCAGCCCGATGGGAAGATTAGCGTTTGCAAAACAGCAAGAACAAAAGGTTTTAACCGTAGATGATCCGACCGAACCGAATGAGGAAGAGGTGGCGGAAGAAGCGGAAACCGCAATGATAGAGGCAGTAGAGAAAGCTCGTAAGGAAAAGCGTCAAGCTCAGGTAAAAGCAGCTCCCCAAGCTATTCACAGGTTAGAAATTTTAGCCGGCATTGGTAGGCTTGGTTCTGATATAAAAATTGATGATGTCACTTTCTCATTAAATTCGCTCAAAGCTAGGGAGATGCGTGAGGTAATGGTAGCAGTATCTAAGGTAGATACTGCGGTAGAACAGGCGTACGAAATGCGTGCCCAAACGATTGCCAGAGCTATTACTAAAATAGAGCAGCAGCCATTTGATATTGTATTAGGTACAGATAATTTGGATGATAAAGTTTTATTTGTACAAGAATTAGATGAAGGTGTATTAGTAAAATTGCATAATGAATACAACGCAATGGTTAAAAATAGTAATGAAAAAGTAGGTGAAGATTTAGGAAAAACAGCGGAGGAGGTGGTTGAGAACGTAAAAAAATCGTAAACGACATAGAACACAGATTTATTTGGGAACTATGTAAAATTTATAATAAGTTACCAGATGATCCGTGGTTTGAGGAGATTGATGAATTCCAATGGATGTGGATGTTTCATTCATGGATGGCAGACAAACAAGAGCAGCATGAAATGTATCATGACTATGGAACTTTTGTTGGAGCATTTTCAAACCCAGATATGGCGCAGAAGATTTGGGACTCCAAAGATCCTCAATACTCATCTACTGACGAAGAATTTGATGAATCATCTAGAAATGTTATGGAGATTGGTAAGCAGCTGGCTACAGCAAGCAGACCTAAACACAGAAGGCATCGCAGAAGGAAAGTGCTTAACAAATAAGGAAATTAATTGGCAGACACCATCGACATATCGGGTGGAATAACTGATAAATTGAATCAGGTTTTAGAGACAAGTGAAAATTGGAAGAAAAGTTTGTCTGACATAGCTGATTCATTTAAAACTATAGCTATTAGTTTAGGAGGTGTTCAAGAGAAGTTTAATGCTACAAACAAGGCATTAGAAACCGCTGGCGATGCTTTTTCCAGAGTATTGGAAGGGATACAGACTGGTGGTGCCAAGTTTATGGGAGAAAACCCTATTGTCAGAGCTTTGACACAAATAGCAGGAGCAGCTTTACCCGCCACTAAATCAATGACCACATTAGGAGAAGCTGCTTCTAAAAGTACTGGTTCGCTCACAGCCTCATCAGAAGTAATCAGTAAACTGTCTGCAAAAATACCAGGTTTGGGCGGAGTTTTAGGTACATTAGGTACGGGTTGGATTAAACAGTGGGAAGCAGTACGTGATGCTGAAAATGGTTTGCGTCGTATGTTGGCAACTTCTGGCGATCTGTATAAGGTATTTAACGAGGGAATAAGTGTAGCGTCACAGTTAAGCGTGACTCTTAATGATTATCAAGAACACGTATATAGGGTTGCACAACGTACTGGCGAAACCACCAGTCAAGTGTCGAAATACTACACTGAATTGGGTAAAATTACTGGGGCATACCAGGCGGTAATTGCAAACACCCCAGCTGGGGATATAAGTTTAATGGAAGCGGCACTTAGAGTAGCTAAGGGGACCGGGCAGGACTTTAGTGCAGTGTTTAAAGTGATGAATGATCAGTTCCGCAGGTTCAATCAGGTGGGAGAAAAGCCATTATCTTTATTTGCTCAAATGCACGACACCTCTCAGGCATTAGGTATTAGGTTAGAATATGTAACTGGGAATGTGGAAAAAATATCTCAGAGCTTTAGAAATTATGGTGATACTACAGAGGGCGCACTAAAATTAACGGAAGGTTTTTACAGCGCGTTTAAAGATGTGGAGGGTTTAGGTCCAGAGACTATTGGGAAGCTCATTCAAGGAGTGTCTGATTCTATTAGTTCTCTTAACATTGCTCAGAAAGCATTTTTATCACAACAAACGGGCGGAGCTGGGGGATTACGCGGCGCATATGAGATAGAGCTTAAATTGCAAAAAGGTGGCGTTGATGAAGTTTACCGCCTTATGGAGGAGTCATTAAAAAAGCAATTTGGCGGAAAAATAACAACTCGGGAAGAAGCTTCTCAAAGCGATACAGCTGCGGCTGAATTAACTCGCCAGGTAGCCTTTTTAAGGGAAGGTCCGTTTGGTAAGATGGTAGAAAATGATGCCGCCGCGTACCGATTATTAGAGGCGTTTAAAGCTGGAACTGCTCCTGAGGAAAAGCAAAAAGATGCTTTTGGCGATGCATTAGCAGAAAGCGAAGGTATCCAGAGACGCCACACCACTATATTAACTGGAATTGAAAATAAAGTTGGACGAATGTCTGAGCTTGCAGGAAAAGGGTCTGTTGAATTTGGGCGTCGTTTTGTTGGGGTCGGTGGGGGCGTGGGTCGAGCAGGTAGCGGAGAAGCTGAGGGTGTTTTTTCTTCCACCCAAAAAAAACTGGAAGCACAGGCAAAAACGGGAACAGTAGTACCTGGAGAGGTGGGAACTAGAACATGGACTCTTGATGATGTTGCGAAAGAATTCGGTCAACAGGCTGTTGATTCATTTTCCTTGGTTACAGGAAGTATAAAGGATGCAATGTCAGAGATGCTGCCTACTTTGGCTGATGTATGGAATATAGATGGCAAGAGGTTAACTGCAGTTTATGAAAAATTTGTCAAAAAACTTGCCGAAACAGAAGGTAAAGATAAAAAAGGTGCCGTTAAAAGTGATACCGAAAAAGCAATTAAAAGTGATACCGAAAAAGCAATGAGTTTCCAGGCACACGTACTCGCCGCCTTGCGCGAGGGGGAAAAAGGTAAATTTACTCTTTATGGAGAAAAGCCCGTACCTACCGCACCGGTAGAGGACACTCGTCGCCAGGCACTTCAAGCAGCCCGCGAAGAGGTACGTACTGTTCCTAGAACGCCAGTATCAGAAGTGGGGCAGGAGCAAGCTGCAACTCAGAAGGTTAGGAAGCAGAACGAAATAGTAGTTCATAGTATTATTGATGTTAAGGTTGAGCCTGGACAGACGTTCCATGAAAGGTTTGAAAAAACAGATTCTGATGGGTTACCAGGAGAGTCAAACCCTGCAACCGCCGCATCACCACCAGCTGCAACTGCTAATGTTGTGCCCAAACCAGGACCAGTTGATATAGGATATTAATTATGCCATTTCCTTTTTCACCTACTGATGCTTTTGAAACTGGAGCCTTATTAGGTACCGGAAAAACTCAAGAAGTTAGGACCGGATTCGGTGCTGACGTTCCACCTACGCCAAGCGGTTTGGGAAGTAGACAAAGTCGAATACGCAATGATAGAATAGGCATTTCCCGGCGCAAACTGATGCGTTGGATGGTTCCTGAACAACCCATTGTTCAGATGTATATGAATCCTCAGCAAATAACATATCAGTATCGCAAACAAGTATCAGAGACTAGAACTAAGGGAGGATACGTTTTGCAATACTGGGGTGAGGAAATTACCGGACTAAATGTTAATGGAACTACCGGAAGCTCTGGAATTGAGGGAATTAACGTATTATATGACATTTATCGCAATGAACAATTAATGTTTGATCCGTTTGCGCTGTTTCTTCAAGCCGAACAAGAGAAGGTGGAGGATCAGGATTTTACTGACTTTTTGGGATTGGGCTTTTTAGACGAGGTGGGATCGTTATTCGGTTCACCATCCGGTTCACCGGCATCCAACCCGGGCACTAGGAACAAACCAACATTAGCATCCATGGCATTTACTGTTGAGTTATATTGGTCGGGAGAGGTATATCGCGGGTACTTTAAGGACTTTACCGTTACAGAGAGTGCGCAGAACATTGGTATGTTTGATTATACTATGTCGTTCCGGGTTACACAGAAGCGCGGATTCCGCACTAATTTCTTCCCATGGCATCGCAGCGCAACTGATGGACCAAGCGATTCTCGTTTGGGAGGCACTCCGCACAGCTTTAGACCTACTGCCGTTGACCAGGCAACCCCAGGTAGAAATGCGGTTGACCAACCGGATTTGGGCACAGCATATGTGGATGGTTTCGGTCAATCTGGCAGAAGATCAAGGCGGACTGGTGCACCCGTGTTAGATCCTTATGAGGTATAAGAATGGGATTTCTTTCTACGTTAGGCAAAATGATAGATCAACAGATTTCGCCTGGTGAGAACACCGCGCGAACTCTGGATAAAGTAGATCCAGACGATCCAGACAAGGTAGAGAACTTTGGACAGCTGGGAGAGTTTGCTAAACGAATTGATCAATCAGCACAACGATCCTACGTAGAAAGCGGATACATTCGTAATGTTCGTCCCCGCACAATGGAGATAATGCACCAAGAGCCTGATGTAACATTAGTTATTAAAAAGCGTATGTTTTCGTCTTTAATTGATAATTATCAGTTTGAATTAATGGACAAGTCAGAAAAGCTGTTCATAAAAGCATCCAAACGTTTGTTTAAAAATAAATGTCAATTAATATCAACTTATGAACAATTGTCGAAAGTTGAAAAGGCGATAAGAAATAAAGGCGTAATAGATGAATTCTTTCTTCCTATTATTTCTACTTTAACCGACACTATAGAAGGTTTTGGCGGAACTATTGATGCCAAGACTAAGTTGTCTATAGATACAATGCAGAAATTGTATGCGTTTTCTGAACCATCGCAATTTACCACTTGGATAACAGAGCGCGATAACCCCTTTTCTCCTGAAGCGGGAGAAGGAACTGGCGTATTTGAAATCACCTTAGCATCTGCTGTCAATACGACCACTTCTGTATTATTTGGTCAAGGTAATGGTAGTTTAACTTTGGAAGATCCATATCGCATGATGGTGGTGACCGAGGCGGATATTGACAAAGCTATTGTAGATGCTGCCAATATTTTACAGCAAGGATTTTTTAGTTTTACTAATCGTGAGCTGGAACGATTAAATAATGAATTGCACGTATTACTTTCGACTGCCCGCATGAGGCGCGGAGCCTCTCAGATTAAATTTTTAACCAGTGATGACACCATGTTATATAAGCGCGTCCGGGCTATCGTAGAGGAGGAGGGTAAGGAGATATTCTTTAATTACCAGCCTCCTACACCATCTGAGGCTTTGTTGGGAGGAATAGAGGACGCTCCTTCGGCAATACTGGGAGATCCGCGCGCAATAGGTGAAGTGATTGTAGGCGTTGCTAAATCATTAGCCAGTTCAGTAGACATTGATCAAAATAATATTAGTGAACAAAATCAACTTCAAGGACAAGAAGAAACTTTATTTAAACAAATTATAGATAATACTTTTCAATTAATGAATTTACGTCGTACGCAAGATAGAGACATACACGAATTAAACCAGACTCCAGCGGTAGAGTACGCACGAGAGAAAATGCGGCTACATTTTGCCAACAAGCCTATTATTCAACCAATGGATTCGGTGCATGTATATATAAGCTCTAAAACCAGGATGGACGATCAAATTCTTGGCGTTTCTCGCAGTTCATTTACGGGAAACAATTTTATGAATGCTCTCAACTCCACCATAGATGGAATAGGGAATGCTTTTGATGATATCAGGTCTTTCTTTGGCAACACAACTTCCGGCGTTGATATAGAGAAAAACTCAATAGTAGGACCAGACTTTCCCACCTGGCTATGGGTGATGTTGAGAAACGATTTCACTCGCCAAGCGGCGGGAGTCCATGTGTTTGGTGGGTTAGTAGTTAAATCTTCTAGTAGTTATTCTGCGGGTTCGGGTAAGTATAACATTAATGTTAGCCTTAAAGACAATACTGAATATTTCCGAATGGGACAAATTAACTTAAAACCTTCTCAGAACGTGTTTAATACGCCATTATACGATCCTCTTTCTCCATATAAATTAGATTTTGACGGATCTACGGGGTTCCTTACTGGTAATACGCCAGAGTTATTGGAAGAAAATATACGGTTGCTACAAGAAGGAGGAGTAAAGAGTAAAAACGGCAAGTATCGTAATGTTACGTTAACGCCTGCCATTTATGCAGCGGCTGATACCGAACTAATTGGGGGTTCAAGCAATAATTTGAATTTCAGGCGTGTGCTTTATGATCCTGATGGGTTTGTATACAGGTGGAAGAGTGGAATTGGGGCTTTAACTTTATTTGGTGAGCCTCACCCTTCCAGCTCGTTGGAACAGGAAAGATCTGTTGCTTTAACTAAGGATCCATTTGCAGGACAAGATGTAATGAATGTGCTGTCATTGTTAGTAACTGCACAGCCTTATAACTATAATGCATTTGTTAGCGGAGCTATGAAGGTAGGAAACTTGACGCGTGATGATCTTCGCAACGAGCCCGGTTCTGTTTCGTATTATCGTGGATTATTGTCAGATTTAAATAGGACTAATTTAGCCTGGGGAAATTTTACTCCGTTTAAACAGTTGATTGTAAGTGAGAAGTCATACAACTTTTTAACCAGCGCACAGTTTGACGTTAGTGAAGCGCACGCAAAGATTAACACTTTAGTTCAAGAGAGGTCTAGACTTTTCGACACCCTGACTCAAACTCCCGATGGAGCACAGTTTGCGGGAAATCCCCAAATATTTAATGTAGATTTAAATGGACGTTTGATCAATTTAGGAACTTTTCAAGAAGATCCTGCCTCTTTAAGCGCGCGCCCCACCCAAAAAGCGGCGAGCGGAATTGTAGAGAAGGATTTAGATATCGCTCGAATCGAAAAAGAACTTTATAAGAAAATATCCAACTCTAACTTAGGAGATGGTAGTTTGAAGATATTTGGTGATGATATATCTTTCGATCCTGAGATGACACAGGGAGGAGAACCTCTTACTGAAGAAAGTCGATTGCGACAAAGAAAAGAGTTACGAGAGAAGCTCAACACCCTTACACTGCGCCGTTTATGGAAGGTGAAGGCTAACGAGGATTCTAACCTATTTATCGTAGACGATCAGTATGATAAAAACTACGACATACAAGCGTTCGAAAAAGCATTAGCGGACGGTCTACAGCTTTTACAAAGTGATTATAAAGATGTTTTTGGACAGATTGAGACCGTTAGAAAACTCTTGGGTTTAGAGGTATTTGCTGATTCTCAGGGACACGTTCGAGCACGTCCTCCAGGATATAACAAAGTGCCAAGCTCAGTATTTTACAAGATGATTAGGGAGAAAGAAAAATCAGGGAAGAGGGTTTTCCCTAAACTCCTTGAGGATTTGTTTTTAAACCAAATTGAGGGATTAACTGATCAAATAGAAATTACCGAGGATGAAATCAGATTGCGTACTGCTAAGCTGGGATACACATCTGACGCAAGTGCTGAGAAGTTTTTAAACGGTTCCAACTGGATGCTTCAGGGATCTCAAGCAACATATGTATTCAAATTCATAACTGGTGAGAGCAATGGTAGGATAGGTGGAAGCACTCAGAGTTTGGTCACCGGAGGTTTTTCTAGAGTATTCGTTACTGATTATCGTAAAATAATACAACAAACATTGCCAGACTTGCGGGAGGCTGTAAAAAATGGTGCTTTAACACCATTGAAACAAGTGGCAGATGCGGTCAATGGACAGTTGCAACAAACTGCACTTTTTGATACTAGCGCACAACTTAGTGCCATTAATAACCCCAGTTTGTATGGCGAACTAACTGGCGTTGCTCAAGACAAGGTAGAAGAGATTAGAGAGCGTTTAGAGTTTAAAAAAGGAATGCGGGTGGAGAATCCGGAAGTGGGGCGTGCTGGGGGAACCAAGACTTCGCAGGCTGATTTATTAAAGATAGTAAATGATATAGCGAGGCTTATATCGGAGCGTCAATCGTTATTAAAAATATATGCTTCGGCATTAAAAAATGTGCAGCAGGCGGTAAATATTAATACTGACATTAATACAACTCGTGCATTAATGTTTCCTAATTTGTATGGTAGGACAGCCATTCCTACAATAATTGAGCACATGATTGAAAATGAGGAAGTAGATGATATTGGTGAGGGATCTGGAAAGAGATATATAATAAAGGATCACCAAATAATTAACCTCAGTATGGAGGAAAAGCCACCAGATTTCACCGTAATAGAGGCAACTGGTTTATTTGGCGAAGGGTTGCCTAAAAAAGTTAACAGTTTATCCGTTGGAAGTGGTGGAAACGCAATGACCACTGCTTGGGCTACCGATTATGATATGTGGAAGATGTATGGTTTCAAAGCCCTACAGCCGAGAAGTTTCCCATTCTTATCTAACCCTGACACTCAATTAGCTCCGATGGCAGTATGGATGCTAAACAATGAGAGAAGAAAGATATTCCAAGGATCTTTAACCATTGCCGGTAATGAGTATATGCAGCCGGGGGAGGTTATTTACATTGAAGATCGTGACATGCTTTTCTATGTGGAATCTGTTAACCATTCAATTAATTATAGCGGCGATTTTCAAACTCAGATGCGGCTAATTTATGGTCATAATCCTGGCGAATACATACCCACCATGTTGGATATAGTTGGTAAATCGCTGTATTCAAAAAAGCATCAAGCCAACTTAGTCCGTCACGCACGTCATGGTCATTCCGATGGAAGCACACCGTTGAATGTTTTGGTGTCAGATGGGTGGGCTTCGTTGGATATTAAAGGTTTAATGAGTGGCGTTTATGGAAATGATAATCGCAAAAATTTAACTAATTTATTATTCCAGGTAAACAATGTTATAACACCGGGGTTGGATAAAAAATTAGTAATTGAATTTCGTATATATTATAATAGTAAAAAGGGAGTACCAGCTCCTAATACTTCCCTTCAAAGTAGCGCTGCTGGGGCTATTGGATGGTTAAAAGATCCGGTGCAATATAGTCAGAACAGCGATACCGTATTGCCGGACGACTTGCCGGATGGGGTTGGGTTAGCTAATAGCGAGAATATAGAGTTAGTAGTGGAGTTGGTGGATTTAGGAGCAACCGGCTCGACGGTTGAGGATTCGTCAAAACGCGATATTCCAGTACGTTCGCCATCCTCTCATGCCTGGCATATGGCTAGAGCATTAAACGACAAAACGCCTGTGTCTGGGTCAGCGAATATCGCCGGCAGCAAACTGTTACCTGAAGCTAGAGTTTTATTTACCAACATTATTGATATATGGTCTAGGTTCGATACAGTAGAGGCAACGGACGATACGAACAATTCTTTTACTATTGCCACTCTTCAGAGAAGCCAAGCAT